TGACCGGACAGGATGCGCAGCTGCTGCAAAACCGTGCGCTCGCCGCTGACACAGCGACATACGCGCTGGCAGGGCAGGGTGCTGCACTGACGTACTCCGGTAGCGTGTCGGCCATCTACCCGAGCCCATCCGTGGTGTTGTTCGGCACAGCCTATGGCCCTACAGGTGTGGAGTACACGGGCACATTTGCAGTGCCCAGCGCAGCCAGCATCGCCGCTCAAGTCCGCACCGAACTCGCCGCCGAGTTACTGCGCATCACCGAAGTGGCAAAAATCCACGGACTGGTTCAAGGCGTCAACCTCGTGGTCACACCCACAAGCCGCACAGCAGGCGACATTGCGCAGACCATAAGCGGGGATGGCGTCAGTAGCTCCACTGTGAGCCGGGCATGAGCCTGAATCCGCGCGCCCTGGCGCTGCAGGGTTTCCTGCTGACGCCGATTGCCATGGCGGTGCAGGGGCTGATTTCCGTCCTGATCGAAGAGGAAAAGAGCCGGGTCTATGGTCGTGGCAAGGCCAAGTCCATTAATCCATTGAGAAGGCCAGACAGCCTGACACGTGAAGAGGTCGAGGCGCAATGGGATCTGCTGGAAACCAGGCTGCGCGCACAAGCCAAGGATCCTGCAGTGGATGGGGTCGTCGCTGCTTTGCTGGATCCGGTCGAAGTAGCAACTGTCGCAACTGTCGCAGGAGTCGCAACTATCGCAGGTATCACGGGTAACGGCGGAATTGCGGATCCGGCCGACACCTCCACCGAACAATATGAAAACGCGGCCACTTTGCGTCGCCGGCAGGAAGAGGAATTCCTGTTGATGCTGTGCATTTGACGTGGCAAGGATGGCAATCTATCGTTTTTTCAACCACGCAGGAGTGTGACGATATGGCACAAGAGTTTGACGAACATATTTTGGCAACGATGACCGACGAGGAACGCGCGGCCATCACCGAAGAGCCAACAGCCGAGGAATTGGCCGCAGTTGAGGCGGTAAACACTGGCGCTGATGAAGGGCTTGATGACGATGAGGATGACGCGCCCGAGGCACAGACCAAAGCTGAAGAGTCAGCGCCGGCTGTTGCTGCTGCGGCGGATCCAGCGCCAGCAACTGAACCAGAGCCAAAGGCGTTTCAGCCGCGCTACCAGGCGCAACTGCCAGAGAACTACGCAGAGCAGGAATCAGGCTTGAAAGACCAGGCTGAAGCGCTGGCTGCAAAGTTCAAGAGCGGTGAACTGGACTTTGACGAGTATCGTGCCCAGGCTGCCGAGCTTTCCAAGTCAGAGCGCGAGTTAGAAGCTGCTCGCATCAAAGCCTCCATTTCGCAGGAAATGACTGCCCAGACTGCCGAACAGGAATGGCAATTCACTGTCAACCGCTTCATGCGCGCAACGGCCAAGGCTGAAAACATCGATTACACCAAGGACGCCGAAAAGCAGGGCGATCTTGATTTGTTCGTGAAGAGCCTGGCGCGCGACCCCAAGAACGGCGACAAGGATCCTGAGTGGTTCCTGACCGAAGCACATAAGCGTGTCAAGGCACTGCATGGCATTGGCCAAGTATCGGCTCCAGCACCAAAGGCAAGCGACGCGCCCGCGCGCAAGTCCCCGATTGCTGCAGCCCCCAAAACGTTGGCGCAAGTGCCAGGCGGCGATGGACCAGGTGATGTGGATGGCAACGAGTTTGCGGACATTGACCGGCTCAAGGGTGATGCTCAAGAGGCAGCCATTGCCAAAATGAGCCCGTCAGCGCGCGAGCGCTACATGGCGGGGGCCTGATGTCAATGTCGTTCGTCATCATCGATGTGAAGCCTGGGGATCAGATCTCTATCGGCGGCCATTTGGTGACGATTGAACTACTTCAAAAATCGGGGCAACTGGCGCGCTTGCGCGTCGGAGCACCCCAACAAGTGCCAATAAAAAAAGAACAACACGATGTTGCAAATGTCGTGGCAAGGATGACAGACTAACCCTGTCAAATAGACGAACTGAAGCGCAGGATGTGCTTCTTGAAACTTAACTTTTCAAGGAGTATTTCTTATGTCCCGGACAATCGTAGGCGTAAATGACGCCAAGGCGGTAAAACGCTTCGCAGGATTGATGGCCTATGACACATCGCAAAAAGGCTACTGGTCCCAGCGCTTCATGGGTAAAGGCGAAGCTGCCGAAGTCCCAATCCAGATCCTGACGGATCTTGAGTCTGATGCCGGCGAGCAGATCGCTTATGACCTGATGGCCGAGCTCAAAATGGCCCCGGTCGAGGGCGAGGACAATCTGGAAGGCAAGGAAGAAGCCCAACGCTTCTACACCGACACCATTTACATCGATCAGGCACGCTGCGGTGTGAATACCGGCGGGCGCATGACTCGCAAGCGCACGCTGCATAACCTGCGTGAAAAAGCCAAGCGCCAGCAATCGGGCTGGTGGGCTCGCCTGGTGGATGAACTGCTGTTCATCTACGTTTCTGGTGCGCGTGGTATCAATCCGAATTTCTTGCTGCCTTTGGGCTACACCGGCCGCGCCAACAATGCGTTGGTTTCGCCTGACAGCAACCATGTGCTGTATGGCGCTGAATTGAGTGCTGGTGGTGTTGAGCAAAACGGCGCTACCGCTTTCAACAACATTGACGCACTGGACAAATTTAGCTTGAAGCTGATTGACCGCGCTGTGACCAAAGCGCAGGTTCAAGGTGGTGGCGCGACTGGCATCCCGGTTCTGCAGCCTTGCAAGATTGACGGCAATGAAACCTATGTGTGTGTGATGCACACCTGGCAGGAAGACGATTTGCGCGCGTCCGCATCGACTGGTCAGTGGCTCGACATTCAAAAAGCTGCGGCAGCTGCTGAAGGTCGCAACAGTCCGTTGTTCAAGGGCGGCCTGGGCATGTACCGCGGCGCCATCTTGCACAGCCATCGCAATGTGATCCGCTTCAACACCGCAGGCTCTGGCGCCAACGTGGAAGCTGCTCGCGGTTTGTTCCTTGGTTCTCAGGCTGCAGTGATTGCCTACGGTTCCCCAGGCACCAGCCAGCGTTTCGATTGGAACGAGGAAACCCGCGACAACGGCGACAAGGTGGTGATCACCACAAGTTCCATCTTCGGCATGAAGAAGGTGAATTTCACGACCGAGGCCGGGGCTCAGGACTTCGGCGCTTTCGCGCTTGATACAGCTTGCGCAACCCGCTAACCCAACTCACGAAAGCATAGGAGAACGAAATGGCTTTTACTGGATCTAACGACTACACCACGGGGCGCGCAAACCCGATCACACCCGCTGGCGCTGAAGTCTGTGCAACACGCTTCACGCTGGCCATGGCCACCGCTGACCTGGCGCTGAACTCTATCGGACAAATCGGCATCTTGCCCGCAGGCTGTGTGCCTGTGGCTTTGTATGTCGATGGCACCGATATGGATTCGAGCACTGCTGCTGAGATTTTCCAAGTCGGTATTGGTAATTTGGCTTTGCAGGACGCATCGGGCGCCACTTCTGCGGACGCCAAGAACACGCTGATGTCAACCAAGACGGCTGACGGCGGTGCAGCCTGGGGCTCTACCACTGCGGTGAACACAGCATTCCAGCAGCAGATTCTGAGCCAACCAATGATGACGGTAACGCCGGTCAACTACGACCGCGCAATCATTGTCAAGGTCACTACGGCACCGACTACGGCTGTTGCTGGCACCTTGGGCGTGAACCTGTTGTATCGCGCAGCTTAATCGCTGGAGCGCAGCCAGACAAGGCGGCAATCAAAAGGGGGCCGAGCGCCCCCTTTTTTCTAGGAGACTGATATGAAAATTGAAACAAGCATTCTTGCGCGTCGTGATGGCACCGTCAAGACCAAAACGCCGGGTGGCACTTCCATTGTGTTTACTGCTGATGATGCAGGGCGTTTGGTGGCTGATGTAGAAGACCAAAAGGATGTTGCCTGGATTCTGTCGCTGGGAGACTTCTTTCCAGCGGACGAAAGTGATTTTGTCGAAGCCGAGTCGGTGATGCGTGACGAGGCCGGGATTGATGACTTACCTGATGACGATGGTGACGAGAATGCCGCACCAATTGAGGTTGCGACCGCACCCAAGGCGGCCAAAGCTGGCAAGACTCACAAAGCTGGCAAGTAGGGTAAATCATGGCTCTATGGTCTGCCTTCTTTCCTGACCTTTTGCCAGCAACTCCGGGGTGCCCTGACCCATTGCTGGAAAAGGAGACGCGCACTGCAGCGATTGAGTTTCTGCGGCGCACGCGCGCATGGGTTGAATGGCTGGATCCGGCGACGACGCTCGATGGTTTGGTTACATACGACTTTGAGTTGCCAACTGGGGCCGATGTGTCGCGGGTCGAGAGGGCTACGCTTGATGGAAATGGTATCGAAATACTGTCATATCGCGATGCGCCTCATGATTGGACCCTCAAAGAGTTGACCGACCAAGGGGTTATCACCCGAGACAGGAAGACGTTTTCATTAGGGACTCCGGTGGCCGCCGGCCGCACGATTCAAGTGCAGGTTGCGCTGATTCCAAGTCGAGCCTCCACTGGCCTGCCAGATGATTTATTTGAGCGCTATTCGAACGAGATAGCAGCTGGGGCCCTGGCTCGCTTGCTTCTGACATCGAACACGGCTTTCTATAAGCCAGACCTTGCGGCGGTGAAGAAGGCTGAATTTGACAGTGCGATTGCATCGTTTGCTGTTGATGCTTGGCGAGGCCATGCCGCACATACGCCGCGCGCTCGTCCCAAATTCTGCTGATTTGATATGACCACAACCGCCAAATCCATCATCCAAGAGGCGCAGGAAACGCTGCAGGACATCGCGGGCCTTCGCTGGCCTGCGACTGAGCTTGTCGCGCACCTGAACGACGGGCAGCGTGAACTGGTTTCGCTACGGCCTGAACTGTTCGCAGTCACTGCGGCGCATGCACTTGTTGTCGGGGCAAAGCAAACCGTTCCGGCAGCCTGCGCAGAACTGATTGAGATCCCGCGCAACACGGGCGGCAATGCCTTGCGCTTGGTGGACCGCAGGACGCTCGACGCTGTAGAGCCAAACTGGTACACCAAAACGGGAACCAAGGCGCTTAAAAACGCATGCTATGACCCGCGTGAGCCGGGTGTGTTCTATGTCTACCCACCAGCGGCGACCGGCGCCAGCGTGGATTTGGTCTACGCAGCCTGGACGACCGATGTACCGGCCCCAGGGGGTGCGGCCTACACCACAGTGACCGGCGACATCGACGCCGACGACCAGTTCAAGAATGCGTTGCTGCACTTTTGCCTGTTCCGGGCTTACTCGAAAGACGCTGAATTCGGCGGCAACGCGACCTTGAGCGCAGCGCACTACCAATTGTTCAAGTCAGGTGCGGGTGTCGATGCACCGGCATCCAGCAACTAAGGCAAAGCCATGGCAGCAGCAAACTACGATTTTGAGATAGAGCAGGGCGCTACCCTGTCAAAGTCCTTTGTCTGGAAGGATGGCGACGGAGTGGCTGTCAACCTGACCGGATACACGGCGCGCATGCAGATTCGCCCTTCGGTGGATTCAGCCACGGTTTTGCAAAGCCTGTCTACGACTGACGGGACCATTGTGATTGCCGCCGTCACCGGCACGATCACCCTGACATTGACCGATACCGTTACCGCAGCAATCACATGGCGGCGCGGGAAATATGACCTTGAGCTTGTTTCATCTGATGGGACAGTGACGCGGCTGATTTATGGCGTTGTGACAATTTCCAAGGAGGTCACACGATGACTGATACCGTTGTGGTTACAGAGCTGGAAAACGGCATTGTTGAGGTTGTTTCGTCCGGTCCACAAGGTCCGTCAGGGCTGGGTACTTCCCCCGCTGGCGGTGTTCTGTCGGGGAACTACCCAAACCCCGGATTCGCCGTGGACATGGCGACCCAGGCGGAACTGGATGCGGTGTCTGCGGCCAAACAGAGCCTGTCAGGCAAGGATGCAAGCGGGGGTTATCCGGGGCTCACGCTGTTCAAGCTCAACCTACGCAACGCGGCTGATACCTTCACAAGTTGGTTCACCACGGCAGCCACTGCGGCGCGCACGTGGGTCATGCCGGATAAGGACGGCACGGTGGCGATGACTGTAGATATCACCGGGGGCACATCGGCTGGGTCTTTTACGTCGCTCACAAGCTCAGGTAACGCAGCACTAGGCGATGCTGAAGCCAGCGACACGCACGCGATCAAAGGTGCCACAACGCTACTTGCCAACAGCGCATCAGCAGCGCTGACAGTCACTCAGACAGGCTCAGGTAATGCGTTTGTAGTGGAAGATTCAGCGAGTGCGGATAGCACGCCTCTTGTGATTGATGCGAGTGGGCGTGTTGGTATTGGAGTATCAGCACCAGCAACGGGTTTGCACTATGACGCTGTATCTGGGGACGCTTACGTTCTTGTGCGTGGGGACACGGCAGCACGTATGCACATTCGTAGGTATGGTACTGACGCGAACGCTGCGGCATTTGGGCTATACAAGGGAAGAGGAACAATAGCGGTTCCAACCATGGTTGCTAGCGGAGACCGCCTTGGTGATTTCACCACCTATGGGTATGACGGTACACAGCATGTAGCCGCAGCAAGGATATACGTAGAAGTAGACGACACCCCCGGCACCAACGACATGCCTGGACGGCTTGTTCTCAGCACCACGGCTGACGGTGCTAGTAGCCCTACTGAGAGGATGCGGGTTGACAGCGCTGGACTTATCACCGCCCGCAACTCAACCGGCTTAGGCTACGGCGCAGGCTCAGGCGGCACTGTTACC